GGTCTATTAACTGGAACCAGGATATGGTCGCGGTACTTGCGGCCAAAGCCATCACGGATCAGCTTACCCAAAGTCTCGCGGAAAGTAACACCGTCAATAAACTCGCGGCATCGGCTGATGCCACTGTCACCAAGAAGGATGGTGGTATCGCAGAAGCAGCTGAAGGTATCGGTCAGGGTTTTGCGAATGTGGCGGAAGGTATTGGATCAGGAATCGGAAACGTCATGGGGGGTGGTCAGATGGCTTCGGCGGCATCTGCATGTGTCCTCTGCATCGCCATTCTCGCGGCTCTTTATTTCATGATGTCCCCAGCTGGACAGGGTGCCACCAAGAACTTTATGAAGAAGCGTAAGTAATTAAATTCCATTTGTAATTATAGCATCAACATCATACTTATACATATATTCCAACTCCTTTGGTTCCTTATGTGTATATGTGTAGACCCTAATATTTTTAGACTTACAGTAGGTTATAAACTCGTGATCGAGGCATGTCCAATGAACGACCACCATCGATAAATTCCGAGTGATCATATCATACTCTCTCGGGTGGAAAGTTGTTTCAAATGTAGAACCCTTCTTGTAATAATCTGGTAGAATCTTTAGAATTCTTCGATTGAAACTACAAAATGTAACTCTTTCCGTTGATCTTCTCATGTAAAAATCCTCAAGTGCCCCGATCACCTCGATGTTGTTACCCTTGATGTCAAGAATGAGATCCTTGTAAATTATTTTGGGTAATTTGTCGTACACTTCTTGGAGAGAACATATTCCAAACTTTTTTAGAATTTCAAAAGAAGTTTCTGATATGAAATAATTATCAATGTACACATCGTGGTATAAAATAATTTCCCCAGTTCCACAAAGTTGAACATCAATTTCAATTCCATCGTACCCCAAATTTATTGCCCATAGTATCGCGTTGATACTATTGTCCCTGTACTCCAATGAATACCCACGGTGGGCTATATACCTCATTAACTTAAAGAGATATTTAAAGTTTTAACTAATGATTCTCTCTATTGATGTGGGTATAAGGAATTTGGCGATGTGCCTATTGGATGAGGACTCTGGTAATCTCGTTAAGGAATGGGATGTTGACGGAATTCCACCACAGCACAAGGATGGTGTGTATGTTTCTATGAGGGACCACCTCGATGAGAGACCATGGGTCCTCGAGGCTAAGACAATTTTGATAGAGAAACAACCTGAACGTAACAAGAAGATGGTGTCTGTCATGCACTTCCTTCACGCATACTTTATAATTAGGTGCCCCCAAGCTGAAACAATTCTATATGATGCTCGTCACAAAATACCAGATGTTGCGGGTCCGGGGAAGGCACAGTACAACAAGAGGAAAAAGGTCTCCATAGAGAGATGTGAATCCTTTATCCGTGATGGACCTACCAATGCACATTGGTTGCCCATCTTCCTCAAGTCTAAGAAGAAGGACGACCTGGCGGACACCGTCATGCAGGCACTCTCCTTCGTGAATAGGAAGGAGGTGACCCCAGCCTCCATGAAGAAAAAGACAACAAAGTTGGTGGCAAGGAGACCCAATGAAAATCAAAAAGCTACAAAATATTCAAAATCAAATTTGGCTTGGATATATTTGAACAAAGTTGATTGTGAAGTCCTTGAGAATAACAAGAGGTTCATGAAGGATTTGAAGAGGTACTACAAGAATGTTGGCGACTTGATTAAAGAAATAAACGGATAGATACTTATAATGGAAAAAGTTTTGGATCATGGATTTGTTAGGCTCGTTGATTATATGCCTCAAAAAGATTTGGACTCGTCGATCGTACAAGCAGCCCGAGTCTCTTATGGAGATGGGACTAAGTCCACGCGAGGAGACAGGGGTCTCATACGATACCTCCTTCGCCACTGGCACACGACTCCGTTCGAAATGGTCGAATTCAAGTTTCACATTAAGATGCCCATCTACATCGCAAGACAACATATGCGACATAGAACAGCCTCAATTAATGAGCTATCCGCCCGTTACTCCGTCGTACCCAAGGAGTATTATGAACCAGATACTCTGAGGGGGCAGTCCCAAGTAAACCACCAGGGGTCGGAGGGTGTCGTAGACGTAGGGGAGGAACTCAACGGAAAAGTATCCCAACACCTGACTCACGCCTTTGAGGTCTACGAAGAACTCCTAGAGGGTGGAGCCTGTCGTGAACAGAGCCGCGGGGTGCTCCCACAGTCTACCTACACAGAGTTTTATTGGAAAATGAACCTCCACAATCTCATGCACTTTCTCCACTTGAGAATGGATAGTCATGCTCAGAAAGAGATCCGTGACTATGCCACCGCCATCTATGACCTAGTGAAGCCCCTGGTCCCTGTCACGATGGAGGCCTTCCTAGACTTTAGGGTCAATGCGATGCATCTCACCGGTCCAGAGATTGAAGCCCTCCAAACTGGGAAGGTCATAGAGAGCCCCGGGGAGAGGAGGGAATTTGAGGAAAAGTTAATGAGGTTAAAAATAAATGTCCCTACATAATAAATGCTTGCCATCGCAACTTCGCCAACTATTTTCGCCAGTAAAAAGGGCTTCAAGAGGCTCAGTAAAAAAATCAAGAAGGATCGGGATATGGACGTGGACAAGATCAAAGGTAAATTGAGTGATATTGTCCGCGATGAGCAGAGGAGGCTAAAGGAATACTACAAGGAACATGAGAAACTTGTCAAGAAGGATGAAAAGTCCAAGCCCAAGAAGAGTGTAAAGAAGTCTATCGATCTTTACGAAAAGTAAACCATATCGCACCCGCTATGAATACACCAGCCAATGGTGTGTCGTGAAACCTCTCCGCCAATACAGCACAAATTATACTGTATTGAACTACCCGTATTTCCTGCCTCGTTTTAACCATCGAGCGTTTCATAGATGCTCTGGATTTCTCCAAACCCAGAACAGCTGTGCTTATCTTTCCAATCTTTGAGGGAATCTCTGTCGTTTTCATAAACATTTCATTCAAGTCGAATGATTCCAAGAACTGTTGTTGAATCATGGGTTCCAGGTAGGTGAAGTAATTAAACTCTGGATCCAACTGGATGCATATACCCTCTATGAGGGAGAAGGACTTCGCCAGGTAGACGAAGCTGGTTGGTACAACGAAGGGTTTTTCCATGGCCAGCTCAGCGGCGAGTTCGTCGTTTACAATAGCACCCCCATCTAGGGTCTCCAGGTACCCAAGGATGCTCTCAAAAAAGAGTTCAATGTCAGAGATATCCGTAGACGTTGGGACGATGACCCCCAGGCGTATTAAAATTTTTACTATCCCCGAGGTGTCCCTATTTACAATACAAAAGAAGAGGTCTTTGAAACCTTCTCTGAGTTCATCCGATAGTGGGATGACTAAACCGAAATCGTAGAAGACCAGCTTACCATTCTTCGAAATACCCAAGTTCCCCGGGTGTGGGTCAGCGTGGAACAGACCAGCCTCCATGGTCTGTATGACGTATGAATTCACGAGGGCTTCACACACCTTTAATTTGTTGATTTTCTTATCCTTGATTTCGGTAATCTTATCTGTTGGTACATATTCCATTACAATCATTTCATTCGTACAGTATTTTTTATACACCCGTGGAATCTTAATCCATTCAACATCTTTCAGAGACCTCTTAAACTTGATCGCGTTATCAACTTCTTGAACATAATCTGCTTCACCCAAAAGATATTCAATCGAATCATTGAGAACAAAGTCTGAACTATTTCCAGTATCAATCCCCACAGATTGAACTAATTTTAGAATTTGTTTCAAAGTTTCTGTGTCAGATTGCATCGTATCATAAATACCTGGTCTTTTCAATTTTACAACTACGGGTTTTCCATTTTGGAGAGTAGCCTTGTGGACCTGACCAATACTAGCAGACTTAAAGGGGACATCATCAAAGTCCTTGAAAATATCTAAATCAATCTGATCCCTAACCAAATTATAATCAAATGCGGGGACATCATCTTGGAGAGATTCAAGTTCACGGGTGAACTCTGGGGGGTAGAGGTCCCCCCTCGTAGACGCAATTTGTCCTAATTTTACAAATGTTGGACCAAGATCGAGAAGTTGATCTTTCGTCCACCTGCCAAGCTCCGCTTTATCTTCCATAAAACGCTCTTTCCACAGAAATTTGGCGGCAAACTTCCAAGTATTTACCTTCTGTTGAGTTGGTTTGGGTAAGGGTTTGATCACATTGCACCTAACACTCAACATACATACAGTAAAGAGATATTTTTTAAATATCCTTAATAAAGTATATGTGGGAAGTGTTTATACTTTTATATTTTTCTTACCTCATTCTCGGTCCACATTGGGAAACGAAAGTGTTGAAATGTGAACGACCCCTAGTTGTTGATAGTATACGAGAATTGGGGAGGAGGTCGATATTTATATCCTACGTGGCGTTGCTTTTTACCGCCTGGTTTTTATATAAGCCCTCTATGACATCTTTCATGAGTGCACTTTTACTTTCAGGTTCAGCTACGGCAGGGTTCTATCTTAAGTATGGTAGGGAAACTATCCCAATGCATATTTTTTTAAACATATTCCTTCTTTACAATGGACGTAAATTTATGGACCCACAACTTTGGATAACTTTGGGACTCATAACATTTTACACGCTGACTCACGAAAAATTATATATCAACTAAGAGTAGAATGAAGATTCATATCATCGGTGCCGGCCCAACGGGGATGTCCCTCGCTTGGGAGATTATTCACTCAGGTGAGGAACACGATATAACAATCTACGACAAAAAGACGTCATCCGGTGGCTCATGGTGGGAACCGGGTGTAGAAGTAAGAGATCTTCACGCACACAGAGTTCTTTTTGACAGAGCTTTTGTAAATACTAAATCCCTCTTTGATGAAATGAATATAGATTGGGAACAAATGTTTGAACCCTCGAAAGGTGGTGACGAACATACAAAATTCCTAACTGGTTCATTGGGTTTGAAAGACTATGGCGTACTATTATCCCTGGTTTTGGGGGTAGCCCTCAACCCCGAAAAATATAAGAAGATGAGTTTGAAAGCAGCAATTACACCCGGTCGATTAACTAAATCCGGTGAAGATGTCATTAAGACCTTACCACTCATAATGGATGGTGTCACCTGGGATGTCATGTCTGCCTACGAATTTATTAGAAATCTCGACAATGTAGTATTATCGAAACCTTATACACAGAGAGGTTCGGGTAAATTGATGTGTGATGCGATGGAAAACGCACTTTTAGATGCCGGTGTAAACTTTGTATTTGGTAAGGAAATTAAAGATGTAGAATATGGAGAAACTGATTACATCGCCACATTTTCAAATGGTGATAGTATTCAAGGTGGGTATCTTTTTTTATGTATAGATAACAGTCCTGCACTCAAATTATTGGGTGACAACTGGGGACCGGACGCAGACAAGAAGGTGAGGGAGAGTACGTATGGTGCTATAAATGTTCTCCTCGATTACGAAGAACCAATCACCCTCAAATCAGATCTTGAATTTGCCACGAAAACGAAATGGAATTTACAACCCCGAGTTCTCTCAGATGGTAAAACTGTGGCATGTGTGATTTGTAACCTCACCAAAGAAGTTCTTTCAAATAATCCAGAACTTTTAAAATTAGAAGTTCTCAAACAATTGAAACTTCCACCCCCCACCAACATACGAATTGGGTGGGGTGCTGAATGGAGTGAGGATGGGGGGTGGTCATTCTCCCAATCCTCGGGGGTTCTCAGTCTACATGGACAACTCCCACACTTTGGTGCATGCCCAAAGGTTGCCATGTGTGGTATGATGTCTCCTAGAAATACACCCTATTCTAGTATTGAAGCAGCCATTGAAGTTTCTAGACACCTGAGTCATGAAGTTTTTAAAACGAGAGAACCACTTAAACCACTCGTATTAAGTCGCGTCATCATGATTTTACTTATGATACTTATAGTTTTGGTCGTACTATATCGTAGCAGATGGAAGTAGTTGCACATGTATACGAACCACTATATGACTATAATGATAAGAAGTATATCCGTTTCACACTTGAACCAGACGCAGCGAAAAGGGTTTCCTCCATTCACTATCGTAAACAATTTCTTTTAAAAAATCAAAATATAGACGACCCCCTAGATGGAAATGTTCTGAAAGTGAAAGTTCCATACCGTTATAGGAGAGTGATGTGTGAGGTTACGGGTAAACCAATTCAGTCTCTTACAAGGGGTGATGAAGTTAGAATTAAAATAGAATTCAAAGGAGTTTGGAACGTTGAAAATTATTCCGGATTTTCTTGGATACTTTCGAGCTCTTCATTTTGATCCGGAAGTTCGATTACATGTAGACCAGAATTTTTAAACTGTTGGAATATCTGAATCATCCCTTGGAGTCTATATACTTCCTGAAATAACTTTTGAATCTGTTCATCTATATGTATAACAGGCATTTACTCATTTAAAGTTTATCCTCTTTAAATCAGTATGCTCACTAGAACTGGGTACCTCGCCACTGAAGGACCCCTCCAAGAAATTAAAAAGGAACTTACCGTAAGACCTATAGTCAATGGGGATTATGGATTTCCGCCACCACCTTTTAAAGTTTTTAAAACGATTACAGGTGGTATCTGTATCCCGCGCTTCTATGGTGTCGAGAAACTTGGTGAACCCAAGGAGGACCGAAGACCCCAACCCACCCGGATTAGAACAAAGTTTGCCGGCACCCTTCGAGACGCAACACACCAAAATGAAGCACTTGCTGCAGCTCTTAAGGCGGGTCATGGCGTTCTCTCACTCCCGTGTGGTTTTGGGAAGACCACCGTATCCCTGGCAATAGCCTGTAAGTTGGGCTACAGGACCATGATTGTCGTTCATAAACAGTTCCTGGCAGACCAGTGGAGGGAGAGAATCCAGCAGTTCTGTCCAGGGGCCACAATCGGCATCGTCCAACAGGATAAGAAGGAAGTTGAATGTGATTTCGTCATCGCGATGCTTCAGTCCCTGTCCCTAAAGGAGTACAACTTTTCGGACTTTGAAAGTGTGGGAACCCTCATTGTAGATGAAGCCCACCATATATGTGCAAAAGTATTCAGTCAGTCCCTCTTCAAGATGTGTCCGAAACACATTTTTGGTCTCTCCGCAACCCCAGAGAGGAAGGATGGTCTCACCAAAGTCCTCCACTGGTTTATGGGACCAACCTTCTTCGCAGTGGAGAGGAAAAATCAGGAACAGGTTGAGGTGTTCCCAATCACCTACGAGTGCTTCAATTACAGAAACCCACCACCCTCTATGAGGAACGGGAAGATATCGATGCCCAACATGATCACAGAGTTGGTTGAAGATAGGAACAGAAACAAAATGTTGGTGGAACTCGTAAAAAAGGCTTCGGCGGGGACGAGGCAACTCCTCGTTCTAAGCGACCGGAGGTTCCATTGTGAATTTCTTCACCAATGTTTCCCCAAGAGTTCGGGTCTCTACATGGGGGGTATGAAAGAGAAGGACCTCCAGGAATCCTCGAAGAAGAAGATCATTTTCGCGACGTTCAGTCAAGCCCATGAAGGCTTGGACATACCCACCCTAGACACGGTCATTCTAGCTTCACCAAAGTCAGATATTACCCAAAGTATTGGACGCATCATGAGGGAGACCAAGGGTAAAAAGAACAATCCCCACATCTACGATGTTCATGATCCATGGTCTATATTCACGGCTATGTACTATAAGAGGATGAAGGTGTACCGCCAAGGGGGGTTCAAAATTCATGGAAAACCCAAGGAAGAAAAAAAGAGCGACTTCCCTCAGGGAAAGTGTCTGTTTTTATAATCTGATTAATAAATAAATGTCAGGTGCATTAATACAACTCGTTTCAAAGGGTGTGCAGGATGTTTACCTTATGACCGAGGAGGGACATTCGTTTTTTCGTATAAAGTTTACGAGGCACACCAACTTTTCACAAGCCCCGAAATATATCAAATCTATAAACGATACAGATAATACAATTACTATTCCAGTATTGGGTGATATCATTAATGGTATATGGTGCGAGGGGAACGCTGTATCCTCCAATCTTTTTTACAATTCCACCGTTGATCTCTTTATCGGTGGTCAAAAGGTGGACTCACAACCCTACGACTATTTCAGTGATATATGGCCCAATTACCTGGCGGATACCCACGTAAAGTCACAGGAATTGACCAACAAGGTTTCGGCGTCTAACCCAAGTTTCCTCCCATTCCACTTTTTCTTTTGTGACCATGGAGCTTTTCTCCCACTTTTGGCACTTCAACATCACAAAGTTGAAATTAAAATACACTTTGATAATGCACAATTTGTTGGTGTATCGGATGAAAATAAACAAATCAAAGTCTATGGAAACTACATCTATCTAGACAAGGATGAGAGGGAACAAATGATTACACGTCAAATGGATTTCGTAATCACACAGGTACAAAGTGTTGAGTACCCACTTGAAACAGTTTCAGATCACGCCATCCAACAAGGTGGTGATAATAGTTTAGATTTGTCTTGCTTCAACCACCCAGTGAAGTCTATATTCTTCGGATTTAACGCCCTCAATAACGATTTCGCCAATGATCGTTTTACATTTCACAATGGTGATATACATATAAATGGAACACCCCTTCTCGAGGATATGAGCCCTATGTACTTTCACACCGTTCAAAATTACTATAAATCTAAATTCGGGACATCCGATTTTGTACACACGACGGAAGTTTTATTCCAAACGAGATACTTTGCGTATCACTTTTGTTTAAATGCATCAGATTACAATCCATCTGGGACCTGTAATTTTAGTCGTATAGATAACGCAAAGCTTATACTCAGGGGGGTTGAAAAGGGAAGTCTCAGACCAGCTGGTCAAGAACTCTATATTCACGCAGTAAACTATAATGTTTTGAGGATCAAAAATGGAATGGCTGGGATTTTATTTGGTAACTAATATAAATGGGAAGAACAGTCAGGTTTGACCAGGTATATGTCGCCAGTCTAGATGCCGACCCAATAGAGCAGGAGGTTCTTACCACTGCTTCAGCAATTATTACAGGTGAAATTGAAGCCGATGAAGTTGTTGTAAGTCGTATCGGTATTTCAAATTCAAATCCAACCAAGAGTTTCTCAGTTGGTGCAGATTTATTTATGAATGCTGGTCAGGAGATTGTGTTGGATGTCAATAAAAGTATACGCACAGAACGTGTTGTCGTCAATGATAAAATGGGGGTCGGAACCCTCAACCCAACGAGAAAATTTGAAATCCAACAAGCGGGGGCTGATAAGGTTGTCGTCGATACGAACGATGGAACTGAAAATTTATTTATCATTTCGGGGAACACACTTTCAACCAATCTTAAAACATCTAGTACATTTCGGGTAGGTGAAAAATTGGTGGCGGATTCTTCAGACTCTAACGTACTCCATATAGGTGGTAATACATTTTCAACAAACGTCACCGTCGGAACACAACTTGTGGTGGGAACCGAAGTTGATCCAAATTCTGATTCTAATGTAGCCGTCTTCAAAAATGGTAACGTAGTTGTTCAAGATGGGATACTCAGAGTTTTTGGAGACGTTGAATTCTTTGGAAACTTGGCAATCACAGAAGCTCCCGATTATACGAGTGTCAATAATCTGGTCGTTTCTAATGCCGTTATTCAAATGGGTACGGGGAACAATGGAACCTACGACACAGCTTTACTCATGGTGGACCAACCAAATGAAGCAAACCTCTTTGTCGGCTACACCCACTCCGATAAGAATTTCAATTTGTCGAGGACATTCGGTGGACCCGAAACACAGACATTTACATTTGATACTTCAAACACTCTAAACCTCTACGTACACGGTGAACTGTATACACAAAATAACTTTGGTATAGCCAATACTTCACCAGATTTCTCACTCTCAGTGGGTTCAAACCTCTATATAAATGATACAGCTGGAGCATCCAACCTACTCCACGCCAATGGGTATGGATACTTTGAGGGTTTGAGAATCGGTGACAATGGTTTAACGGTTGGTAATCTAATCACCCTCGACGCCGATGCGGATGTACCCATGCTCGTAAACTCAAATATTCAAGCCCACGGTATCCAAACCACTGGTTCACTACCATCCGGTATTGCAAACACCACACCAACAGACAGTTTGTCTATCGGTGACAAACTCTTTGTAAATGTTCACGCGTCGAGTGCCAATACCATGACCGTCGAGGGTAACCTGGTCACCGGTCGTCTCATTACCCAGTCGATTCAGGTTACAGACCTGTCCTTCATGGAGGGTGCGACTGGTATAACAGCCTCTGAAAATATCGTCATTCACGCCGATTTTGATGGTGAAGATACAAACTCAAATGTTGCCTCTATCCGCGCGGGCCCCCTAGGCTCTAACATATCCTCCATAGATATTTCGGGTGCTAAATTGACACCCGATTTTCAAAACATAACATTCAAAACTAAAAATACCGAGCGGGTGCGTATCGCGGCAGATGGTAAGATGGGTATCGCAAACACTGCACCTTCAGAGGCTCTCACCATTGGAGGGAACCTCAAAATTAACGGAAGTAACGCAGCCATCTACGGAAATGCCCAAACCTATATGAAATCTTATGCCGACCCTGCACTAAAACAAACAAAGGTGGAAAGCGTCGTCGGTTCGGGGAAGGGTCTCAACTTTTATGCGAGCACGACATCCACGATGGGTTCACCAAAATTGACCATTCTCGAATCCAGTAATGTTGGGGTGGGGACGGCCACCCCCCAAGGTCTCCTCCACACCTCTGGTGGTACAGTGTTTTTTAATAATCCCGTCACCAATTCAAATGGATACAGCCACCTAGGGACACCCCTAGTTGTAACGAATACCTCACCCATTCAAGGCGTCACCGATCTCGGAAACGTGATGCACCTGACGAGGGAGGGGGCGGGTGGAACCTATGATGGTGTGAGAGCAACTTTCAAGATTGGGAAGTTCGATGACACTTCACTAAAATCCAAAACAAAATTAGACATTTACCTCACAGATGAAAGTTACACAGATGAGAAGGACATCCTCACCCTCCGAAGTGATGGGCGGGTGGGTATAGGTTCAACCACCCCCGGTGCACACCTTGAAGTTATAGGGACGGGCATTGGAAATGCGAGGGAGAATGGTATACTTGTTCATAACCAGCATGGAACTGGGTACGGTGATGCGATTATAGCCACACAAACCGACCTTATAACGGGCAACTCCTTCGCGTCTTTCATTCAATCAAACCAAGATAGTAATCCACGAGGGTGGACCGTCGGTGTAACGGGGGTGCGCGATTTTAGAATTACGAGGAATGAGGATGATGTTTCAGATTCCACAAATGTGGGTTTGTATATAGATGGTACCACCCGTGATGTTGGTATAGGTACAGATGTACCCCGTGGTAAACTTGAAGTAGATGGAAATATCGTTTTGGGACATCAACTTACATTTGGTGGTGTCGATACAGATCAATTTTCAAATACATTCATTCGGGAGAGACAATATAATATCGATGGTAAATCTGAACTTGTAATTTTCAAAGGTAACGAAACTACGGGTGCCGGTGGCCCAGATAGAATTAGAACTATCGCTCCATTGCACGAGTTCCAGACATATGATTCAGCTGGTTTAAGTCAGTCTGAAGTTGAAGACGCCATTACGAATGGCACGGGTGTGTCCAGCCTTTTGACCATCAATGAAGATCGTGTGCTCATCGGTACCTCCACCGACCCGGGTGGAAACTCGAAGCTCTTCATCAACGGTGGTTTCGAGTTTCCCCAGGATCAGAAAATCATCACAGGTTCGATGGATATATTCTCCACGAGTACAACACCATCCCGTGGTATCATAGAGACAGTAGAAGATACCGACCTGACCTTCCGTAATAGAACCGGTGGAACCGCGACAGAGTTTTTACGCTTCACATACGAGGGTCTCGTGGGTTTCGGCACAGACAACCCATCAACAAATGTACACATATACTCTGGGGTCACGGCAGATATCGATGTCCTCAAACTTGAGAGCCCTGGGACCAATACAAAGACTGGTATCCTCCTCAATACAAACGACAACTATGGCGGGTACCTAAGGGGCTTCAGTTCTGGAAGTATACATGGTACAGTCTTGGGTGGTGTAAACAATGGCGCAGAAAGTGATGGCCTCCACGTCATACACACTAGTAACGTGGGTGTGGGGACTTCGGCACCAACCGAAAAGTTCCACGTCTACGATGGTACGGCACGAGTTGAACATTCCTCAAGCAACGCCGTCATTCAACTCAAGACGACCGCGGGGACATCGAACATACACGGCGATGTATCGGGTAATGTGTACATCACCCCCCAATCTGGAGAGTTGTTCTTAGAAAGTAGCGTCGAGGTCTCTGGGGATCTCGTTATCAAGGGCCTTATCGATCTCGGTGAACAGGTCGCTATCGGTTTGGGGGGCTCTGCCGCACAGACCGACCTCCACGTTGGTGGAGGTGTAATCACCAACTCTCAACAGGTGGCCTGTAAGAGGTACTCAAATGTAATAGTACAGAGTTCCCCAAGTGGGAATAATACGAAGACTCTAACCTTTGGAAATGGTGCATTCTATGCGAAGATTGTAGCCTCTTTGAGGGAGTATGATGAAGACAAAGACAACATGAGCACCCTAATTCTCGAAATAAATGGCGGCACGAGTGACGAGACAACACCCGGGACAGATATAACAATCGGTACAAAGAACATTTTTGGAAACGTGGGAACCGCCTATCCATGGAGTTCTTCAGTAACTACTACTGGAAATTCAATCACAATTCAACCCCTCTTTTTGACCAATTTGGGGACCCCCCGTAAATATAAATTTGACATCTTTGTGGAACTCATATCATCGACCAGTGGTAAGCTGGTGTCCATAAAGAGTGGAACCCTTACACACGCAACATTCACATACTAAATTTACTTTGGGGGAAAACCCCTCGGTAGATTTATTACATTTACGCCCTGATGGAATCAGAGACGGCGAGAATAATCACGCCAACAATGAAGCCCATGATGACGTAATTCATTTCAGTTTCTTCACGACCAACCATCTTGGCCTCCTTGGCCACTGGTTCTTCGACAACTTTCTGTTGTCGGGTGGGAGGTTCCACCTCCTCAAGCGGACAGTACGCTATCATTTATATAGTATTTAGAGATTAATTTCGGTCTTCTTTTTTCGTCTAGTCCTCTTAGCCTTTGTGGCCCCCACGTTCACCTCCTTCACCTCACCACCAGTGGAATCACCTGAGATGGACATGATATCGGAAATGTCCTCCTCTTCTTGGACGGCTGGGGTCGTGTTCATTGGGGGTGGTGGGGGCATCATGATGCCCCCCATCAAACTGGAAATGTCTAGACCTGGGCCCTGCATCTCGTACTGCCCTGTCCCACCAACTGGGGCCTCTGTGGCCGGTCCCCCAGGGTTCCGTGTCGTATTTTGGACAGCACTCATCATGTTCTTCACGAGATCGGGGTTCTGCTTCATCACATCATTCATGTTGGGCATCACCGACTTGAACATCGAGTTGGTCAGGTGGAACATCATGGCCGAACCACCCAACATCATGATGAGCTTGACCTCTGGGGCTACGCTGACCTTTGACCGATACTTGACATAGAGTTCCTCAAATACACCATCATAGTCGTCAACATTCTCCATGATAGACTCAGACCACCCCTCCAACTGAATCTCGAAGGGGTTGTACCTCTTGTTGAGGAACTCTAGACCAGTCACACACGCCACAAGCATTCGCCTAGAGAAACGAATAGACTGCTCCACATCGATGCTGTAGGTAATCCTCTTAACCTCAGCCCTAAGTTCCTCAACATTTGAGTATGCGTTGAGGCGCTTATTCACAGAGAACCCCTTCTTCTCCAAGCGTGCCAATTTGTTGATGAGATCGGACTTCTCTTCATCAACCGACGTGTACCCCTTAGAAGGTTGCTCACCTGATGGACCCTCCCCCATCTGGGGCTCGTCGTCGTAAAATGCTGGTTCTTCCTCACCGTAATCAATCTCCTCCTCCTGCATGGGCTGCCTTGGGGCGGTCTGCTTGTTGGGGTTTACAAAGGCGTCCATCGTTTCCTGTTCTTGGTGCACAGGTCGCTGGGGTCGATAAGGAGCGGGTCTGGGTACAGGCTGGGGACGGGGGGCTGAAATCTCTATTTCATCCATCAGGGCCTGCTCGTCAGCGTCTAATTTCATAACAGTCGTGTGTCCACGGTCGATGATTATTTCTTCATCCATCTACTCTTTATGTAGAAACTAAAAAAATTACCTTTAACGCAGTTTATAAAAAATGTTGATACATTATAAATGTTCAAGTTCAATAAGACCAACAGGAATGCTCTCACTTCCATCGTCATACTTTTCTCAATCATATCCGTCCTAGGTATCATGAAGAAAAGCAGCAGATACCAGCCCATGCCAATCAAGATCGAAGTTGTCAGTGACAAATCCATCTTCGATCTCGAGAACCGCATGGAATGTGTACCAGGGTCGGGTAAGGAGGACAGCCCCTACACAAAGAGCCTCACCCCAGGTGGTCTCTGTGGCGCCCAAAAGCTTGTGGGTGACCACGCTTCCTACAAGATTGCCGAAGGAATCGGTGGATCTTTAATCTAAACTAACTATAAATGGCTCTCATCACGTCGCCAACGGAAATGATCCCAGACCTCAACTATGAGTATCATACAATCACAGTTGATACGATTGGTCAGTCCAGCGCTAATACATTTACATGTTTTTTGAACCAACCCGTCCATAATGTTGTTCAGGCCAGACTTTTGGCTGCGAGAATTAATACAGTTGCACCCATCAACGGAACGGGTCACTGCTATGTTTCGATTGAAGAACTGGACTCTATTTTTTCGGATCGAGCGTCAAACGTTCTCACTGGACAAGCCACTATGAGCGTGGTGCGAAACTCCTTCGCTAGTCTCGTTACAGCTGATGACAGTGGACTCATTAGCTTTAGAGATAATTACCCAATCGTAACCCAGTATATAAATCCAATTCGAACCATCAGTCGTTTAACCATTAATATCCGAAATCAAGACGGTGTTCTCATTGAACCACCAAGTCCAATCGAAGATAACTATTTAGTCCTCCGTTTTGTGTGTAGGAAACCCAACCTGTAATTTTCTCCCCATAGAGTAGTATACCATGTCCGCTGGTGTTGTTCAATTGATTGCTATAGGTGCCCAGGATGAATATATCATGGGTAATCCCGAAATATCCTTCTTTAGTTCACACTTTAAAAGACATGCTAACTTTTCACAGTCCATCGAAAAACAAACAATTCTTGGAGCAGTGAAAAGTAATTCAATGTCCAGTGTTAATTTTGAACGCTCCGGGGATCTCCTCGGGTACGTGTACTTCGCCGCAGATGATTCGAGTCAAGCCCAATCTATAGATGATTGGAGAACCCTGGTAGATAAGGTTGAACTCCTCATCGGTGGCTCCGTCGTAGATACCCAAGATTCCATATTCAGTGAGAAAATTGCCATAGATACGTTCGCCCAAAATGTGTCCAAGAGTGCAATGGGACCACACCCCGGTACGAGCTCATCCTCCTACTTCTACCCCCTCCGCTTCTTCTTTTGTGAGAGTGCACAATCCGCAATTCCCCTTGTGGCCCTAAACTATCACAATGTAGAGTTGCGTATCTATTGGGGACCAAATGCGTCCGCCTATAACATAGAATGCTTTGCAAACTATTACTATATAGATACCCAAGAACGTGCACAAATTTCCAAAAAGACCCACGACATTCTCATCACCCAAGTTCAAAAGAATATTCCATCCCAAAACAGAATCCAAGAACTCACATTCAATCACCCCGTGAAGTATATCGCATCATCAAATACATCCGTTGTAAGCTCCCTAACTTCACCATCGAATAGAATTAAACTCACCATAAATGGTCTAGATGTTGGTAACTATAGGTGGAGCCAGCCACACTTTATCGACGTCATGAACTACTATCACACCAACTTTGTGACCTCGCCCGACTTTTTTTTGTATTGTTTCTGCCTCATGACCAGCTCCTATCAGCCCACGGGGACCCTCAATTTTAGCCGCCTCAACTCAGCCAAGATTATGAGCGAATCCCTAGACATAATGGACCCCATATACGCAGTCAACTACAACATATTACGTATACAAAATGGTATGGCCGGTCTCTTGTATGCAAACTAATTATTCGTGTAAATAAAATCAAGTGTTATATAAATGGTAAAGAACTTACCGACAGTGGAGAGGTCTACGAGAATCCGCTTCGGTAAAAATTGTAGACAGGAACAGGCAGATAATACCATAGTCTTTAATGCCAGTGACGAGTTCCTAGAAGCAAATACCTCAAATGCCATCTATATGACACCCATGCGGTTACGGGAGGATGTCTCAGATAGAAATATCACAGTTGTGACATTTAATCAAGTGACCAAAGAAATCACAGATTCGGGTGCCGTGGCTGAAGATATTTTTGACTTTAGTCTCCAAAATGCCACACTTAATGGTAATGTGACGGCAAATACCGTATCCTTCAATAATCCCGAAACGAGTGTGACCACCCTCTCAAATGTTGGTGTGGCAAATGGATCACCCGTACACACCTTAGATGTGGGGTCAAACCTTTACGTGGATGATGTGGGGTCAAATGTCCTCGTCGTCTCGGGTAACACCCACATCACCCAAGACCTCGTCGTAGATGGTAACGTCCTCGTGGAGGGGGTGGTGACCTCGTTCCATAGTGAAAACTTCAAGGTTCGAGATGGAATCATAGAGTTGGGGAAGGACAATACTTTGATTGACACAACACTGGACCTGGGTCTCGTCCTAACCCGACCAGAATCAAATGTCACCATCGGGTTTGTAGAATCCACCGATGAAATCATCCTCGCCTATACCCAAAGTAGTGCCAATGGGAAAACCCTCACCCCCCTCACCTCCGAAGATGTCAATGTTCATGTGTACGGTAGACTCTACACCGAAGCCAATGTGGGTATCGTCAATACCTCTCCCATACACACCTTAGACGTGGGGTCAAACCTCTTTGTGGATGACGTGGGGTCAAATATTCTCGTCGTCACCGGGAATGTTGAGGCCACCGCATACTATGGAGATGGTACAACACTCACTGGGGTCGCACTCCTGTCAAACTTCGATAGCAACGTTTCTCGAATCCAAGTTTTGGAAACCGACCTCGCCTCCAACGCCTCTAGGGTTGGCACTTTGGAGGTGGACCTCACCTCAAACGCCTCTAGGGTGGGGGTCCTAGAAGTGGACCTCGCCTCCAATGCCTCTAGGGTTGGCACATTGGAGGTGGATCTCACATCAAACGCATCTAGGGTGGGAGTCCTAGAGACCGACCTGGCATCTAATGCATCTAGGGTCGGGACCTTGGAGGTAGACCTGGCCTCCAACGCATCTAGGGTCGGGACATTAGAGACCGGATTAGCGGGTGCCGAAGCTAACATAGTCACCATCAACAATGATCTCGTGACCACAACCACCCGTGTAAGTGTTTTAGAAACAGACCTCGCCTCAAACGCCTCTAGGGTGGGGGTCCTAGAGACGAACCTCACCTCAAATGCAGCCCGGGTTGGAACCCTCGAGACTAACTTGGCCTCAAATGCGGCCCGGGTGGGGGTCCTAGAAACAGACCTCACCTCCAATGCCGCTAGGGTGGGTGTCGTAGAAACAGACCTCACCTCCAATGCTGCTAGGGTGGGAGTCCTCGAGACCGACCTCACCTCCAACGCCTCTAGGGTGGGGGTCCTAGAAGTGGACCTCACCTCCAACGCCGCCCGCGTTGGGAACCTCGAGACAATAAAAGCCCCAAAGGATGGACCCATTTTTACAGGGACTGTGGGTATCGCAAATGCCGCATCAACCTATGACCTGAGTGTGGGGTCCAACCTCTTCGTAGACATAGATGGCTCCAACGTTCTCATAGTTCATGGGAACGTCTCAGCGACCTCATACTATGGTGATGGTAGCAAACTGACCGGCCTCGTTACAGCCCTCCAAGATGTATCAGATAATGGAAATACCACCACAAACACAATTGAATTCAATAATACCGCCACTGGTCTGGTCACGGTGAGCAACATCGTCGCAGGTGGCAATGTAACCGCGACAACCTTCTTGGGGGATGGTAGTCAACTCACAGGTCTCGTCACAGCCCTCCAAGATGTCTCAGATAATGGAAATACCACCACAAACACAATTGAATTCAATAATACCGCCACTGGTCTAGTCACTACAAGTAACATCGTCGCGGGTGGTAATGTAACGGCCACAACCTTCTTGGGGGATGGTAGCCAACTCACTGGGATAGTCACCACACTCCAAGGTGTATCTGATAACGGAAATACCACCTCCAATACCCTCCAATTCACCAATGCACACACCGCCTTCACCACCGACCTCACCTCAAATGTCGAAGTAAAAGTCGACCAACTCTATGATGTAAACTTAAACGCACCAGTTGTCGACCAATTACTTGTGTATGACGGGACAGATTGGGTGAATGAATATCCTATACACACGTATATCAAGATTCGAAACGATCTCAGTGGTGTGAACATCGAAGCGGGTGATACCGTCTATGTTAGGGGTACACATAACTCAAATATTCTTAATGTCGGTCTCGCACAATCGAATAGTCCTGCTACCATGCCCTGTATTGGTATCTCAAATCAACTATTGACACCTGGTCAAACAGGTACAGCGGTCGCTTACGGTAAAGCACTCAGTGTCGCGACGAACACGTTCTTAGCAGGTGAAACGGTCTACGTCAGTAACACAGTCCCTGGTGGTCTCTCGAATGTGAAACCGTATAACAACGATCTCATTCAAAATGTCGGTATCGTGTCAAAGATACATGCGCATAATGGTGGTGTCTTCGTCACAGGTATCGGTCGTGCCAACGATATTCCTAACGCCCCCATCGTCCTCGATGAGTCGGACATCAACTACGTGTATGTCAACGACCAAAATAATGATCTCAAAAAGATTGAACCCGCTAATTTATTGACCCAACTCCAAACCCTCCAACAGGTCACCGACACTGGGAACACAACTTCTAATGTACTTCAATTTACAAATAGTACAACGGGCCTCGTGACCACCGCGAACTTGGAAGTTGGTTCGAACATATCCGTGGCAGGTCTCACCCAAAATAAATTCCCAATTGTGGGTACCGGAAAATTTTTAGAAGATTCTTTGATTAGTAAAACTGGTGGTGCCATCGTAATCTCTTCAGATCTTGAAGTTTTAGGAAATGTACTTGTGACAGGTAATTCCTATACAGTCGAATCAAATTCACTTGTCATAAATGATAGGGTACTTGGAATCGCAAATAATAATACATCCCATGATTTGGATATCGGTATAATTATGCAACATCCGGGTAAGAATGTAGCACTCATTCATCATGGAGAATCTGTCGGATCCGGTGACCCACATGATCACACGTTTACGATTGGATACACCCAAAATACAGTTACGGATAATCACATTTTTGATGATTCAAACTTAATTACCGTTGAAATATTGGGGAATCTCCAAGTCCAAAATAGTTTAACGGTGTCAACGGGAAGCTACTACGGCGACGGCACCACCCTCACGGGTCTCGCCCTCCTATCCAACTTTACAAGTAACGTCTCTAGAATTGGTGTCCTCGAGACCGACCTCACATCCAATGCCTCTAGGGTGGGGGTCCTGGAAACCGACCTGACCTCTAATGCATCTAGGGTCGGGACCTTAGAGACAGACCTCACATCCAATGCCTCTAGGGTGGGGGTCCTGGAGACCGACCTCACCTCCAACGCATCTAGGGTCGGGACCTTAGAGACAGACCTCACATCCAATGCCGCGAGGGTTGGGGTCCTGGAGACCGACCTCACCTCCAACGCATCTAGGGTTGGGACCTTGGAAGTAGACCTCGCCTCTAATGCCACCCGGGTTGGAACCCTAGAAACAGATCTAACAGCACTTGAAACTGACCTCACCTCAAATACATCAAGGATAGGTGTCCTAGAGACCGACCTCACCTCCAATGCCGCGAGGGTTGGGGTCCTAGAGACCGACCTCACATCCAATGCCGCGAGGGTGGGCACTTTGGAGACGGATAAAGCCAATCTCCTAGATCCCACTTTTACAAGTAATATCACAGTATCCAACGTGGTATACGTTACAAGTGGTCTCGTCACCAACACCGGTGAAGTCACCAAAAAGACGTATAGCTATTCTGGGAGTATTTCCACTGGTGAACAACCCTATATTAACGTAAACTATACATCGAATGTATTTTATTCAAAGATTTCAGCACAGCTCGTAGAGGGTAACGAGGAAGTCAGTACTCTCATCCTCGAAGTCGGGGGTGGACATAAAACTGGTACCACCCCCACAACCAACATCGCGGTAGGTACCAAGAATATATTCGGTGGAACGAGTACAAATCCATGGAATCCCACAGTCATTACAACTGGAAACAGGGTTTCCATGCGACCCTTGACAACACTTGATGGTCAGGGTGACTATCATATTTTCGTGGAATATACATCCCCAAAATCTGACGGAGGTGTTACAACAATAGACGAAGATAGCATCACCGTCGCAACGTTCACATACTAAAAAAAAAGTATCTGGTAATATCATATGGTGACGACTAACATTCAAGCCTTTTCGGGAGAAGTCGAAATCGCAAGTAATCTAGAAGTTGGTACCGGTAACCTTTTTATAGATACTTCCCTCACTGGAAGTGTGGGTATAAAAAATACAGCACCCACATTTGATCTGAGTGTCGGTTCCAATCTTCACATAAGTGACGCGGGCTCGAATGTCCTAAACATTACAGGTAATGTTGGAGCCACCAACTTTATCGGTGACGGTGGACTCCTCTCCAACATCGCCACCACCCTTAGTGACATCGTCAATCAAGGAAATACCGTAGCCAACGTTGTCCAATTCAACTCCGCGGCCGGCTATGATGGTGTTGGTCTCGTGACAAGCTCCAATGTCGGTATTCAAAACACCGCACCCGCTCACAATCTAAGTATCGGCTCCAATCTCTACGTAGATGATACTGGGGCAAATGTCCTAAACATTACGGGTAACTTGGGGGCCACAAATTTTATCGGTGATGGTGGACTCCTCTCCAACATCGCCACCACCCTTAGTGACATCGTCAATCAAGGAAATGTCGTAGCTAACGTTGTCCAGTTCAACTCTGCGGCCGGCTATGACGGTGTTGGTCTCGTGACAAGCTCCAACGTCGGTATCCAAAACACCTCGCCCGATCACAATCTAAGTGTCGGTTCCAATCTCTACGTACACGATACTGGCGCGAATGTTCTCACCGTCGTTGGTAATATCGGCGCATCAAGGTTTGTCGGTGATGGTGGACTCCTCTCCAATATCGCATCGAACCTCCACCAAATTGTCAGTCAGGGTAACGTCGTCGCCAACGTGATCCAACTGGTTCAAGATGCAACGTACGATGTTGGATTGGTGACAACCTCCAACGTCGGTATCCAAAACACCGCACCCATGCATAACCTGAGTGTAGGCTCAAACCTCTACGTCAATGATACAGGATCCAATGTTCTAACCATAGAAGGTAACGTCGCAGCGAATACCCTAACCCTGGGGAACTTTGCGGTCATCGCATCCTACGGCCTCAACCATGTGACTGGGGAGAACAATACAACTGGGGACACCATCATCCTCCAAAATACCACCACCGGGCTCCAAACAACCTCCAACGTCATCCTAGGTGGGAACGTATACCCAACCTCCGGAACCCTAGAGATTTCGGGGAACGTCCAATCCGACCGCCTCAAGTTTGACGCCAACGTCTTCGTAGACACCCTCCGCGTCGCAGATTTGGCTGCAAACTTGGTGACCTACGACCAAAGCACTGGGGAGATGATGGACTCCGCGGGGCTCTTCTCTAACAAGTTGTCCGTCGTGTCCCAACAACCACCCTCCACCCTAACCGCCAACGCCACCACCGTGACCAATCATGGCACCTACACCCTCACAACCTCAAACTTGGCTACAGAGTCAAACACCTGGAACGCCTTCGATGGGAGTACCTCTGTGGCTTGGGTCGGTGACGATACCTACACTGGGGCCTCCAACGCCTACGCGGGTTCCGTTCAACTTGCTGGGTCTACCCAACAAGGTGAATGGTTAGCCCTAGAGTTCCCCTACAAAACCACCCTCCGCCACATGAAACTGACACCCCTCTCAGTCGCAGCCTACCCCGGGAGCGCCAACCTCTACGCCACAAACAACTCCACTTGGACAGAACTCAAGTACTGGGAGGACGTGGTCCCCACCTCTGTGGCCGACATAAAGACGGTGGTCGTCGACGCACCCGCAGCCTACCGGAAGTACGCCCTCGTGACCACCAAGGTTGCGGGGAACAACGCCAACGTCGCCCTCGCTGAATGGAAACTCTTCGCGGAATCCTTCACCGTCGACGGGGGGAAGGTTACGATGGCCTCCGATGCCCTCGTCGGGGGGAACACACAACTCGAGCAGACGGGGCCCCACGGTCGAGGGGACCAATCCACCCCCACACCCCGGAAGTTCCCAGGGTTCCCGATGACCTCTAACACCACCCCACTTGGTTACGTGGCGAGTACGAGTAGCATGTTGAACACGCATTTTCCATGGAAAGCCTTCGATGGTGCTATTGAGAATAGGGTCTCGACCAACGCCCCCGTACCCGACACAGTGTACTATCATGATTGGATTTCGGCTGCATCTAAGTACACCGGGACCGCAGCCCTGTACTCTGGTTCAGAAAATACAGCTGTGAGTGGCGTCAACGTCGCCGGTGAATGGCTCCAAATCGAGGTCCCAAAGGCGTTCAAATTGACCTCGACCTATGGGTATCCAGCACATACTACGGATACACAACGTGCCCCCAAGGTGGGTAAAATTGCTGGGAGTAACGATGGCACCACATGGACCCTCGTGCACAGCTTCTCGGACCTACTCACATACGACCCCGCCTCGGGTGAGATACCAATGTCGACCCAATGGGCCCAGGGGTCGGCGACGAGTTTTGGAGACATCTCACCAGATGTGGGCTATTACAGGTACTACCGACTCATCACGACCCAGGTAAATGCGAACGATGGTGGCTACGTCCAACTCAACCAATGGGAACTCTACGGCATCAGTGAGGATGACTCGGAGTTTGTGGCCATTGGGGGGGACACCTCTGTGGATGTCACCATCAAGTCCCAATACAACACCCCAGCGGTGAGTGGCTACAAGCTCTACTTGGATGGTGCGGAGGGCTCGACGGCCACCGATCTCAGCACGGGTCCAATTACGGTGACAGAGAACAACGTAACCTACGACGCCACCGAGAAGGCTTGGGTCTTCGATGGGTCCACGGAGAGTAACATCGTCTCGGCGACGTTGGGCTTTGAGGGTGACCAACCACTGTCCGTCTCCACGTGGTTCAAATCCTCAAACTTGGAGACCAACGTCTCGACCTCCACCATCTTCAACGTGGGGACGGCTGGGGGTGAGGGCTTCGCCAAGGCTGAGGCTGGGGTGGACCTGACCACCCTAATCACCGAGGACACGTGGCACAACCTGGCCTTCACCTCCAACGGCCAGGGTCTCTACAACCACACCTACCTGGACGGTAAGCTCATTGGGTCCCTACCCTCCTACGATAGTGCGCGGTACTACCCAGAGATTCCACTCCTCCGCAGGTCCCAAGATGGGTACAATGTCACAGCGAGTAGTGAATATGACCCGATTAATTACACGGTGAATGATCTTTTTAATTTTATGGAAAATGTGAGTGGTGATAGATGGATTTCGGCCAGCATTAACAATTACACTGGTGGTAGTGGAGCATACAATGGAACTGCGCGTTTAGCTCCAACTATCCCTCTAGGTGAGTTTGTTAAAATTGAAATGCCTCACAAAATTTTAATGACACATGTGTATATATCTGGACAAGCACTTGCTCGTTCTCCTACAGATTTTAAGATTTATGGTTCCAATGATGACACGAATTGGGATGAACTTATATCAAAAACCGGGTTTACTGTAGCTCTCGCTACTGCCAATGACGGAGCTAAATTGATAGACGCCGACACCTCCACCAGAGCCTATAAATACTTCGCTCTAGTGATAACACGAACACATGGAGCAAATACAGACTATACCGAACTAAACGAACTCCGCTACTTCGGCCACCGGGTCAACGACTTGGTGCGTTTCCCAGATTCCACGACTGTGAGGAAGTTCCCAGATACTGTGATGGCCTCAAACGGACCACAGAGGGGGTACACGGCATCACAAAGTACTGGATACCTGGATATACCAGGGTGGTATGCGTTTGGTGGGTCAGTTAGCTGGATAAGTGAAGATAACTACCAACTTAGTGGTGGAACCAGTGCATATAACCCGAGCAATGGTAATGTTAGTAGCGATGATTCCATGGTTGCAGGAGGAAATACATATGAAGGAGACTGGATACAATTACAATTACCCCACGGTGTTAAGTTTACTTCATTTAAAGTAAGTGTTCCACCATCAAGTGCACACGCGAGTATTCATAATCGTGGTATAAAGAATGGTATTTTAGCTGGAAGTAATAACGGTTCTTCTTGGGATGTACTAAAAATTATAGGTTCCGGGCATGTTTCAACTGGTTCAGGTTTAACCTGGTCACAAGACGAAACAAAAACTATAACAATTGATACGAACACATCTAATTATTATAAATATGTTAGACTCTTAGCAACTGCCGTGCAAGGTGGAACTACTGGTGGTTATTGGAGTATAGATGGAAGCGGACTAGAATTCTACGGCACCCAAGAGTCCACCCCAGTCCTAGCTAGGTTGGGTGGTTCTTTTGAGGGGAAGATTGCGAACACGAGGGTCTACGACAGGTCCATTGGGGAGCGGCAGGTCCTAGAGGTTTGGGACGCCGAGAAGGACAGGTTCGGTAGGGGGGAGTCCTCCATAACGGTGCACAAGGGTCGCTTGGGGGTGGGGACGAAGACGCCCCAAGCCACCCTAGACGTTCGGGGGAACATCTTTGGGCCCCTCCTCACCCACAGGAGCTACGTGTGGAGGAAGCCGGGGGTCACCTACGTACCCGCCAATCAGGAATGCCGCATCCTCGCCCAAGTCGTCGAGATCCCAGAGATGTACAAGAACATTTCACCCCTAAATCTTAGGTTGTCCTACAAATGGCAATGGTTTGGAGAAATGGCTACAAGTGGCTCCGATAATGTTTATGACATAGTGTGGCGAACCAATGTGAAACATAGTGGGAACACCGTAGAGCATATGAATACTGGTATGAAAGGGAATAGACGCATCGGTGTAACGGGTACGTGGTATGGGTATTCTGCAGAGAACGAAGATTCAACCCCAGAATATACCCTAGCTCCGGGGATATACGAATTGAAGAATGTGACGGGGGATACGTTTGAAGTGGAACTCACACAATTAGGGAGGTTTATTCGTCAGGTATACACTAATCGATCCGTCGGTGCCACGGATGACCTCGGCTTCGAGGTAGGGTGCTCAACCCTCACTGTCTTCATGGAGCCGTATTAAATATCTTCGCCCATAGTAAATGGATTTACTCGCGGTTCTCACGAAGCTCCGTCCCGGTGAGTCCTTCAGTTTTAGGGAGGACCAAGACGCGGAGACCCTAGAGAATGTGGTGTGTACCTGCACCCTCCCAACCCTGGGGGAGTGTCAGACCTACTGGGATGAGACCCTAAAGCCCGAGGTGGCCACCAAGGCCCTCCGCCGGAAGAGGGACAGGTTGATTAGGGAGAGTGACCCCTACAGCCTCCCAGACTTCCCCCATGCCTCTGAAGAGGTTCGCCAGGCGTGGCTCACCTACCGCCAAGCCCTTAGGGACCTCCCGTCCACAACTGAGGACCCCTCTAACCCCACCTGGCCCGAGGCCCCTGGTTCCAATTAACGTAGTCAATTAAAAAACCCCTCCAACCTGTGTCCCAGTTTGTAAGAGTTTCTTTTCTCCCCCTATATTAAATGTCCCTCAGCGGTTTAAGTGGATATTTGGATATTCCCAACGCCAACCTCAGGGTGGCTGGAGCAGTTCAAACGGGTACTATAAACGTGGGTTCTGCGAGGATTTTTGCGACGTACGACCTGGATGTGGTCACCGCCAAGGGGAACACCACCCCCTACACCATAGAGTTTTCCAACGCCACCACCGGTCTCGCGACAACCTCAAACGCCCAAATTGGGGGGAACCTCACGGTCTCCTCGAACCTCACCGTTGGGGGCTCAGTCTCCTCAAACTTGGAACTCGCCAGCAACCTCATTCTCAACGAGGACCTCTTCCTCGTTGGGAACACCCAAATCCGTAACAATTCCAATGTGGTCACAGAGTTCACGGGCCCACATGGGCGCCCCCAAGCCACCTTGACCAAGTTCCCAGAGATCCAGATGACTGAGAAGGCCAAGGCTGGCTACGTGGTCAGCGCGTCCTCCTCCCTCAGTAACAACTCCCCCCACTACGCCTTCGACAACGATATCGGCGCAACCAGTAGTGAGGTGTACTCTTGGCAAACTGGTGCGGTCAACTACGACACCTCTGGGGGTGGGTGGCTTGGTGGTACCGGTGCGGCGTACTCCACAACCGTTGGTGGGACAACCTACTACGGTGAGTGGATTCAACTCAAACTCCCAGTGTCTATCGATCTCTCCCACGTGGACATCTATCCCCAAACCCACGCCTCTGTGGATTTGACTGGGAGAACCCCTCAAACTGGGAAATTGGTTGGTAGTACCAATGGCACCACGTGGGTCCTCCTCAAGGACTTTACGTTGACCCAACCCCCAGAGACTGGGTACGCCCGCATCGACGTCGCGACCGCCAACTACTACACCTACTTCCGCCTCGTGGCGGAGACCACATTTGGTGGGGTCTATGGTAACTACACGGGCTTTGCGGAGATGAAACTCTTCGGCACCCCCGAAGTGGAGACCGCGGGGAACATCTCCCAAGATACGACCCTAAAGTCCATCTACAACACCCCCTCCAACTTGGATGCCAACGTGTACCTGGATGGGGACCTGGGGGCGACCCTAACCAACCAGATCTCTGGGGGCCCCGCCCTCACTGGCACTGGTGCAACCTACGACTCTGCGGGGAAGTACTGGTCCCTGGATGGGTCCACCGAGAGCAACGTGGTCACTGGGGACCTGGCCTTCCAAGGGGACCAACCCCACTCCGTCTCCCTTTGGTTCAACTCCTCAAACTTGGAGGCGAACGTGGCAAACTCCACAATCTACCACATTGGGACAGAGGCGGCCACGGGGGACGCGACCCACAAGGTGCGGATTGTAAACAAAAGTCTCTCATGGAACTACGAGAACGACATCCCCCTAAAGGCCAACACCTGGCACCACCTCACCCACACCTACGAGGGGGTGGGGGGCTACAGGACCCTCTACCTGGATGGGCGGAAGGTGGAGTCGGCCTACGCGGGGGATACGGTGGGGGAATTTCCATCATTCGGGATGACTGGGTACTCCCAAGGTGGATATACGGTGACGTCGAGTAGTGAGTATAGTACGAGCTATGCACCATGGATGGCTATTAATGATAACACAGGCAACTATTGGTCCTCTGGTGGGGTAGAAAGATATTTAAAAAACAGTGGTGGTATTTGGAATACAACCTATAATACAGCTGATTTTCTAACAACGGTTGGAGGCACTTCCTATTACGGTGAATGGCTTGAAATTGAAATGCCTCAAAAAATATATCCGTCTTTTTTTACTATATTAAGATTATCCGGTCAACCGTTACGTGCTCCCGAAGATGGTGTACTCGTGGGGTGTAACGATGAGGAAAAAACATGGGAACTAGTGGGTTCATTTTCGGGATTGACTAATATTGCCACGGCTCATGTAATAGAAACAACGGTTCAGAATAAAACCTATAAAAGATTTCGATTTGTGATAACTAAAATTATAGGTGGTGACACTGATGGTGATGGTGGATTCTCAGCATTGGGAAGACTCGAACTCTACGGCCACAAGGAGAACGACCTGATCCGCTTCCCCGACGCCACAAATGTGCGGAAATATCCGGACACGGCGATGACCTCTAACGGACCACAGAGGGGGTACACGGTGAGTACAAGCAGTGATTTTGATAGCGTGGCGCGTCCAGTTCACTTTTTATTTAACGGTAGAACAAACAGCACAAGTGCCGACGTCGATGCGTGGATGTCTGAAAACGCCACAAACTATGCTGGTACAGATTTAGCTTATTCGGGTTCCCGAAATTTAGGAACTGGCGCGGTCAATGGTGAATGGATTAAGATAGAAATGCCCTATAAATTGTTTATGACAACAATCAAAATGTTCACACGGTACAATGATGGTAACTCGAGACCCGAAGACTTTAAAGTGTACGGTTCAAACGATAATTCAAACTGGACTGAAGTCTTATCTGAAACGAACAACCCCCCACCCACAGAAAATGGAAACTCTGTGGGAAAAGTGTACACGGCCGACACTACAAGTACGGCGTATAAGTATTTTGGGTTAGTAGTAACGAAGCTGACAGGACATAATACCTTTTTTGGTTTACAAGAGTTAGAGTTCTACGGCACCCAAGAGTCCACCCCAGTCCTAGCCAGGTTGGGTGGGGCCTTTGAGGGCAAGGTGGCAAACTTTAGGGTCTACAACAAGTGCATAAAGGAGGA